TGGAACATTTGGTGGTGTTGTCAATTCCACAACCGGCACGATCACCAACCTGTCCACGACCCTCGCTGGGGATCTGACCATCAGCCAAGGGACGGCAACGCTTGGAACTTCCGGCGTGACTGCCGGGACCTACGGGACTTCCACCATCATTCCGCGTATCGCCGTTGACTCCAAGGGACGCGTTACCAGCGTTGGGACGAGTTCGGTGAGCGCGGGGAAGGTTTTGCAGGTGGTGAGTGCGAGCGTAACTGGTGGAAGTGGTGGATTTTCCACAACCAGCACTTCATATGTGGATATAACTGGATTAAGTGCATCAATCACTCCATCCGCAACTTCAAGTAATATATTATTTAATGTATCCATTGCCGCAAATTTTGATGTTGTTGTTGGCTATAAAATAACAAGACAAATAGGCTCTGGTTCTGAAACAGATGTTTCCGTAGGAACAGCTTATGGCTCATCAAGAAGGTCTGCGACATTTGCTCCATCTTATTATTATTCAAACACCTGTTCATTTAGTTTGATTGATTCGCCGAATACAAGTGGGACGGCTGTAACATATAGGGTTAAAGTTGCAAGAGGTGATAGTGTCGGTAGTTATGTATTTAGGCTTAATTTGAGTTATTCATCTACTGACACTGATATTGCAACTAACTTTATTTCTTCTTCCCACATTATTCTTGCGGAGATTGCAGGATGAACCTGATCCTTTCCCTAAAACACGCCCGCCCTGACGGGCAATGGGTTTTGAACGGCGGCTATGAATCGCTGGAGTGGCTTCCTTGGAACACAACCGCAAAGCCGACACTTGCCGAGCTTGAGGCGGCGTGGGATGAAATCAAGGATGATGTGGCTTGGGAGCCAGTTCGTAAGAAAAGAAACGAGCTTCTAACCCAATCAGACTGGACCCAGCTTTCCGATTCGTCAGCCAACAAAACAGCATGGGCCAGCTATCGCCAAGCCTTGCGAGACATCCCGCAGAACTTTTCCAAACCAGAAGACGTTGTTTGGCCAACAAAGCCGGAGTAAGCCATGACGCTCTCCGAGATCGCCCAATTTGCGGGTGAAAAAGTCGGCAAGACCGACTCAGACACCCTTGTATTCCTCCAAAAGGCCGCAAGTCTGGCCTACCGCCGGGTATGGAACTTTGCCCCTTGGCGTGAGAGTGTTACCAGCTCCACCTATTCGGTTGGAACCAACCGCACGGTCACCCTTGGAACCAATGTGGAAACACCACTTTCGGTGTCGTTTGACAAGTCGGAAGTTGATCCGATTGATCTTGCCACCATCATAAGCCAGGACGCGGATCTGCTTGAGGATACCCGAACCGGCGATCCGGTTCTTTATCATTTTACCGGGCGAAATACCAGTGGAATTGCCGAGCTTGACCTTTATCCAAGATTGGCCACGGCTGGCACACAAACCTTGCGGGTGGTTGAAAAGTTAAAGTGCCTTACCCGCACCAATCTTGTCGTTGATTTTCCTCCTTCCACAAACGCCTTAAATGACGAGCTTCGCCTTCCCCATGTTCATCAGGTCATACTTTCCCTAACCCACGCCGATGCGTTGGAACGCGAGCGTCAATATGCCAAGGCGCAGGCCGTTGTGCAGGCCGCCAATGCGGATTTGGCGGCAATGGCCAATTACGAACTAAGCCAGGTTGGAGGGGTAAAGCAGATTACCCCGGTAAGCCTTGGCGATTTGATGACGGAAGAAATAACGGCTGCTTAACACAGGGAGCCGACTCTGAGCTACTACAGCGACAACTTGGACGATTTGCTGTCGTTTGACGGCATTCGTAATTTTTCTGGCGGCCAAGCCAGCGGTCTGCAATCAGACCTTCTTGCCGAAAATCAGGTGCGCGAGTTGGTCAACATGACCCTATCGCCAAGGGGAAGCCTTGAGACAAGGACGGGTGCGACATCATTCTGCACAACCGCAACCAGCCAGGTTGGGTCGGTTGGCGGGATGCGTTACTACGACACGGCGGCCAATGAATATCTGTTGGCCGTTACCCAAGGCAGGTTTTATAGCATCAATTCAAGCGGAAGTGCAGACATCCATCCTGCTGATGAAACATGGTCTCAAGTCAATAGGACATGGGGATCTGAAACACAGGCTTGGGCTGACGGGTTTTCATCAAATTATGATGTTGCAGTGTCAATGGCCCAGTTTAATGACAAAATGTATTTGGCCGATGGAGACGGTGATCTTTATTATTTTGACGGTGATATTGTCACAAGACAGGCAGGCAAGGTTAGGGCGATCACGGTAACAACGGCTGGAACAGGTTACACCACGGCAACAGCTATTGTTACCGGCCCGCAGTGGGGTGGCACATATCCAACGTTTGTCACCACGGTGGCCGGTGGCGCGGTTACTGGCGTAACCGTGGTCGATGGTGGTTATGGATATTCAGCCGCACCAACCGTGACAATTATCGGGGATGGAGCTGGCGCAACCGCAACGGCAATCGTCAGTCCTCCTCCGTCAAACATTAGGCTTTTAATCAACACAGGAAACCGCCTCTTTGCCGTTGGGTCCGGTGACTACAGAAACACACTTTATTGCTCCGACATTCTGGATGCTTCCGTGTGGGATTCCGCCAACAGCGCGGTAATCAACGGTGATGATGGAGACGAGATTACGGCCATTGTTCCATACTACCAGAATCGAATCATTGTGTTCAAGAAACGCCGGGTGTTTCAAGTTACCATTCCAGACAACATGACCACGGCTGCCGATTGGACAATATCGCTCATTTCAAACAATACCGGGTGCGTGGCTGGCGGAACGGCCATACAGGTAAGCAGCGACATATTCTTTCTGTCAGACAATGGCATCAGGTCGCTGGTTAGGTCTGCGGCTGACGATTTTAGCTCGATTGGCATACCCATTTCCGAGGTGGTCAAGGATGTCATTCAATCCATCAACCCGTCCAAGATAAACATTTCCACGGCCATCTTTTATGATAACAGGTATTTCATGGCATTCCCAACCGGATCAAACGATTACAACGACACCATCCTTGTTTACAACACGGCACTAAACGCTTTTGAGGGAACATGGACTCCGCAGGTCATGCAGTTTGCCTTGACCAATTTTGACAATCAGGGATTAAGGGCGGCGTTCAAATCGACCACTGGACAGATCAGCCAATATTTTGGATACAAGTCACCATCCGCCCTGACATCTGATGATTACAAGGATGCGGGTGCAACCTATCAATCCTATGTGCGTACCAAGGATTTTAACTTTGGCGATCCTTTCTCAATGAAGTATGGCAGCCATTTTGAGGTTATCTTTGACGATTCCTATTCAACCGATGCCACCATTTCCATCCAAAGGGATGTGGATGTAGGGGACATTGATGTACAGCCCAACCTTAACATTGCCAGTGCCGTGCTTACCCTTGATTTTGTGTTGCCAGCGGTGTTGCCAACCTCGGTCAAAAAGCGCATTGCCAGCGACCTTCGCGTGTACGAAAAGTGGAGATTGCTAAACTTCAAGATCACAAGTGCGGCGGGCAAGATGGCGGTTAGGCAGATCACGGCTGCGGCCAATCCTGACACCATCGAGGTGCAAAAGAGCCTATGACGGCTGTTGAATATATTGAGCTTTCGGGGGTTCCTGAGTCAAAATGGCCTACTTTTAGGGAATGGTTTTCATGGCATGAAAGTCGGGGATTGGTCGGGATTGCCAAGGATGGCGATGCAATAGCCGGGGTAGCCATTGCCAGATGCCTTAATGATGGGCAAGATCCTGTGCATTACCAACATAGCGAGGAAGGCGATAATGTGTTCGTTGACTTGACCGTGACCAATACCAATGGTATAAGTAACGACTCAAGCCGTAAGGCTTTGAAATGCCTGCTGTCGATCCTTTGGGATCGTTTTGGTCCGCGCAGGAGGATCACATTCAAACGCTCTGGCGTTCATAAGGAGTACGATTACTTGAAATTCATGCAAAAGGCTATGGCTTAATATGGGAGGAGGACCATCCATTTCCGCGCCTCCCGCGCTTCCGCCACCCCCGCCTACGCCACCGGCAATAACTCCTCCCGCTGCCCCTAGCCCAAAGGAGACTGCGGAAGCAACCACTGAGGCGTGGTCTAATTTCTACAATAACGCACTGAATAGCTATATTTCAAACATTCCTCGCATTGCCGAGGCCGAGACGCAGGCCAGAATTGCCCAGCAACCAACCCAGCGTGCGCTGGAACGCCAGCTATCTGCCTTGGATTATCAGGCATCCGTCCAGGCCGCCTTGCAGCTTGAGCGTCAATATGGCCCCCAACGCTCGCTGGAAACCATGCGTAGGCAATACGAGCAGTCGCCGTCAGCATTTGCGCTTTCCCGTGGGCTTGGGCAACAATACGAAAGGCAGTTTGCCCAGCTTTACGGCGTTAGTCCGCAGGCGGCTGTTCCTGCCAATGTGTCGCAGGCTGCCGGTGTTGCCCCGGTTGATTATTTTTCAACCATCAGCACAAAGTTTAACCCAACGGTTTAAGGAGAAATAAATGGCTGGTGAATCAAATATTGGCGGTGCTGACTTCTACAAGATGACCGCAGAGCAGCAGGCCATTGGCGCAATGGCCGACAGAACGGCAGCCGCCCGAGCCGCCCAGTTGCAGGATCAGATCAACGCCCTGCAAGCTGAACTGAGCAAGGACAAGCAATACAGCGCACTTGCCGAGCAAATCAAATCCCTTTCCGATGTTTCCAAGAACTCGGCCCAATACCAGGGCGCACTGGCGGCATTGAGCGCACAAAGGAATATGGGAACAGGCGACCTTGCCAGCGCACTTAATTTTCAGGTTAGCGATGACCAGATCCTAAGCGACATCAATGCAGGCCAATATTCAAGGTTGCAGAATGCGGTCAATCAGGGTCAAGGTCGTATTGCCTTCCTAACCGACAGGCTTGCATCTGTAAACAGTCTGATGGCTGGGTTGCCGGAAGGTGATGCCAGAAAAATCTCATCCCAACAACTGGTCAAGGAACTCAACGCCGAACTCACTCAGGCACAATCCGGGCTGGTGGCCAACCAAAAGGCATTGACGGATTTCAAGCCAATCGAGGCTGGAAGCACCGAGGCAAACAAAATTGTCAGCGGATTTAGGGAAAGCATCAAACTGCCCGAGGAGCGTGCGCTTAACCAGATTCGCCAGATTGACCCGACCTTGGTGGCAATGGCCGAGGGGCTTTCCGGAAAGTACGCCAAGATGGTTGGCGAGGAGCTTCCCACAACCACCACCCCGTCAACCCAACAGCTAAGAACCGCGCTTGAGCAGGAGGCATTAAACCAGCTTCGTCTTGGCTCAACGATTGGAGCCGAAGAACGGCGTGGCTACGAACAGGCGGTGCGTGGAGCGCAGACTGCCCGTGGAAACATATTTGGCCTTGGACCGGCAGTGCAGGAGGCGGCGCAGATTGGAGCCGCCGGGGAACAGCGTAAGCTTGCACGCTACGGGGCGGCGCAGCAGTTCCTTTCGTCCGGCCAGACCACCGAAGATGCCCTTCGTGCCGACATTGCATTCCGCGATGCCTTGCAGCGTCAAAGGCTTGGCGAGGCGGCAAACTTTATCTCATCAGGCCCAAGCCCGTATATGTTAAGTCAGGCGAGAACGGCACAGCAACAGGCTGCCTACCAGAATTATATCAATGCCACGATGTCGCAACCCGGACAATTCACACCGCAAAGTTATCAGACACCAGGGTATATGTTTGTTAATCCTGAAATACCCACCCAGCTTACCGGACAGCAGGGAACCATGTTCTCCAATCTTTACGGTCAGCAGGGTCAGTTTGCTTCCAATATTTACGGAACTCAATCTGATTATGCTTCAAAAATATTTGGAACTCAGGCCAATCTTTACGGACAGCAGGCCGATTATCTGGGAAGAACCTATGCCGCACAGACGCAGGCGGAGGCAAGCAAGCCGACATTTGCACAGCAGTTTTCACAAATTGCAGGTGGTCTTGGAAACTTTACTGGATTATTTGGAGCGCCAGGTAGCAGTGCGTTTTTTAGGGCTTAATTTATGCCAGCANNTAACACAAGCAGCCAGAGATTACGAAAGACAGCTTCTTGAAGCAAAATCGCTTGAACAATCAAGGAAAGCTCTTGAAGTAGAAAGCAAAATGCTTGAGCTTGAGGAGAAGCGGAGGGGGACTCCTGAAGGTCGCGTTGGTCAAGCCGAAATGCTTGGAACGCTTCTTGAAAGATCCCGCCAACAGCGCGAAGGCATACAGATTGGTCCTGAGATTGGCTCCGCTGCAACAGCCGCAGGCGGACCAAGCCTACTTGAGGCGAGCAGAATGCAGGGTGATTTGTTGGTCAGGGAACGTGCCAGACAAATGAGAGAGGCGGCAATGGAGAATATGCTAGCTGGCGGCCAGGGGATTGTACCAACCGCAAAGGTTGATGTTGGCGGGATTACCCAGACTGTTCCGGCATCAGTAGCAGCAAGAACAAGTGCAGAGATACTTAGACAAGTTTTCAATGTGAGGGTTCCTGTTGCTATGGAGGGTTATATTGCTCGTGGGTATGATCCAGAAACAGCAAGAAAGCTTGCCATGGAAAATACAATGGAAAAGTTAATGAATGATGAGGGCAAGGGGAAGGTAACTATTTTATCTGCTGATGGAACAACAACCAAAACATACAGCGACTCAGAGGCTAGGCTTGCATTAAAAGATCCAGATGTTCCAGAGAATATTAAAGAACAGATTCGTGCTTTTATAGGTCCGGTAAAACAATCAACAGCCCCTTCTTGGATCAACACAAGACTAGGGCGTTAACATGGCCGAG